TCATGGTGACGGTTTCGGTGACCTCGTTGTAGTTGGCGTTCAACCCTTGCACAACGACCGTGCGAGCACCTGTGCCTGCGCTTGTATCGTTTGCGCTCGACGAACTGACCGTCATCTGAATTGCAGCGGCTGGAAACGTAATCAGACTTGGCAGTGGCCACACGGACACCTGAGCGGTGTCAACGTCGGGGTTGAAGCCAAAGATGGTCACGTTCCTGTGGCCCTGAATCTGTCCACGGGAGACTTGCAACTCAAAGGGCTCATAGGCCCCTTGCCGGGTGATCGACGAGATAGTTGTGCTCATTACGCGATCCCTGCTTGGATCACGTTCAATGTGACCGTGCCAGTGCCAGAGTTGACCAGCACCTTCATGGCACTGATCGGGAAATTGATTGAGCCATCTTCGTTGCCAGTTTTGCTGGTGATGCTCACGTCATCAAACCACGTCGTCAGGCCAATTGCCGGATCGTCGTAGCTGAATTGAATCGAGTAGTTGACGGTGCCACTGACCACAGCCGCAAAACCGATGTTCACGGGTGTGACGTTGGTGTTGATCACCACAGAGTTAGAAGACCCGGTGCCCGTTTTTGAAACTGTTTGCACTTTCATGCTTTTCTCCAATTAAAAGCAGGGGCCGAAGCCCCCACTTAATTTCAGCACATGCCGCCGCGATTTTTAGGAGTTACCGTGACTGATTTCTCGGTCTTGGTGACACTACCAGCAGGCTTTGTGGCCATGCCTGTAAGGCTTTTGAAGCCCTCCTTGGCGGTCTCATACAGCTTGCGAGGTACGGCACGGATGGATTTCGCCATGTTCATGTCTTCCTCGCTCGGGCCAATCGACTTGTCATAAGCACCCTTGGAGGCGTCGCCGCCTTCAGAGAACTTGTTGACCTTGCCGCCCTTTTTAAAGGTGCCAGATTGCAAGCTGTTGGCTACGGGACGCGAGACGAAGTGACGGGGCATCTTTTCAGCTTTCCCATCATCGACGACGTTACCCCCCGTAGCATAGGCTTTTTTTGCTGAACCACCTTTCATAAAGCCGCCAGCATTACCTTTGCGAACTTCACCAGTGGTGGTGCCCTTTACGCCGGGCTTGGAGGTGTTGGCTGGCTTGTTTTCCCAGCAGCCATCACCCTCAACGGTTGCGTCGGTCAGACCGGGAACGTTGCCGCCTTTTTTGAAGCCGCCTGCGTTGCCCATCTTCACGCCAACGTTGCCGCCAGACTTGTAGCCACCGGGCTTGCCCTCTTTGACTTCACCAGTGCTACCAGTGGTCGCGCCTTTTTTGGCGGTGTCCATCTTGGTCTTTCCGGTTTTGCTCATGATGATGCCGCCGGAGGCCTTGCCGTGTGCTTTGGAGGCAGACATCGACTCGTGGTGCTTCAACTCTTTTGCAAGAGCCTTGCACTCAGCAGAGCCGCCGTCCTTCATGCCAGCCATGGCACGCTGCACCATGGCCGCACGCCTAGCGCGCTGCGCGGGAGCCATGCCAGCCAAGGCTTGACGGCCCATGGCACGCATAGGCGCAGGAGCAGGCGAAGCAGCCCCAGCAAGAGCGCCGGGCATTGCCACAGGCATAGCCCCACCCATTTGCTTGTGAGCGACCTTGCCGCCCTTGGCATACATGTTGGGGTTCATCGAGCGACGACGTTCAGCCATGGATGGCTTTTTGGGGGCCATACCACTTTCAGCTTCGGCAAAAGGATTGGCACCGGACATGGCTTTGTGGCCATCGTCCTTGCCGCCTTTTGCAGCGACCTTACCGCCTTTTTTGAGTTTCAGAATGACTGAAGGCTCATTGGTCATCATTTTGACCATTGGTTTGAATTGACCCATGTCGCTCTCCTTTAGGCTTGTGTGACGCCGAGAGCACCAACGCGAGTTGCATTGGGGCCGACTGCGATGCCGGGCAGCAAAATTCCCATCACTGTGCGAACGATGCCGTTCGATGCAGTGGCAGGGGTGTAGGTACCGCGCACGTCACCAGTGGTGGTGGTTGCAGTAGCGGTGTCAGCGGCGACAAAAGTACCAGCGTCTTGCGCCAGTGCGTTGTTGCTCTTCACGCTTGCCACGTAGGCCACGTTGAACACGCGAACTGGGATACCAAGGATGTTGGTGGTGCCGAGTGCGGTGGTTGCACCAACTGCGCCAGACACGGTGGCCGAGGTCACGATATAGAAGGCCTTCTTACCGTTCACAGTCACGGACTGAGTGGTGCCAGTGGCAATCACTTCGCTCATTGGCTGACCGTAGTAGTCAAAACCGTTGATGGTCACGTTGCGGTTGGTAATGGTGCCTGTGCCAATGGTCACAGCGACTGCGCGAGGGCAGTCCAGTTGCAGACCAGTTGTACCGTTGTTCAAAACGACAGACTTGACGTTTGTGCCAGCGGTCAGCGTGTAAGCGCTTGTTGGCGAAGCAGCGGTTGCAATGTTGTTGGTCACAGCAGCCTGAGGAACGACGTCCCACACATAGATGCGACCCAGAGGGCCGATACCCAGACTCATCGGAGATGGGTTCTCGTATGGAATGTTGCTGTTGGCCGTCATGGTGGTGCTGGACGCAGACACGGACTGATTGATCGTGTATGTGCCTACGCCGCCACTTCCGGTACCCATCGCAGTGATGAAGGTGCCGTCGGTCACGCTGGTGCCGTCAACGTACATACCAACAGTCAGTGGTGCGCCGGACAGCAAAGCGGTAACGGTCAGGGTGGTGCCCGACATCGAACCAGTGAAAGTGGTCGAGTAAGGGCGAACGCCCGTGCCCATGAATGTTTGGGCTGGGCCTAAAAACAGATCGTCTGAAAACTGAGGCATCGTCTTTCTCCTTGAAAAGTTTGACGAGATTTAAAAAAAGGGCTGGGTTTTTACGCCAGCCCCTGTCACTTTAGACGCCGGGAGTACCGTAGGCGCAACGTGGATCGGTGAAACCGATGTCGTAACGCTCAGTGGCCTTGTAGCGCATTGTGTCGGTCTCGAAGTCGCCTTCCATGGTCTTCTCCAAACGACGGCGCATGAGCAGCTTGAAGCCCTCAGGAGCGTCGGTTTGAACCCAGAATGCGGTGCTCGAGGTCAGACGCGACAGAACAGCGGCACCTTCGTCCAGCAAGCCGATGGACTTGACAGGGTTGATGTCGTTGTTTGCGTTGCCTGTACGGAGCACAGACTTCAACAGAACTTCGGCTTGGAAGATGTTGCCGGGGGCCACGATCAGTTGACGTGGAACCAGACGAATTCTCTTGCCGTTGTTGTCCACAGCCTGACGGATTTGAATCAGCATCTGCTCCAGAGAAGTCTGGGACAGGTTGGCAGCGGTAGCCAATTGGTTGCTGAAGGTGCCGTTGACGATGGGGTGGGCGGTGTTGATCAGAGACACACCGTCGCCGCCGGGGAAGGCGTTGTTGAAAGCGGTGTTCAGCACGTTCGCAGCCAACAGTTCTTTGGTTTCCACCAGAGACTGGGCCAGATGGCGTGCATACACTTGACCGATACGGATGTGGTCGCCGTCTTCCACCAAGACTTTTGTCAGGGCGAAAGCCAGACCGTACACCTTGTACAGGTAGCGCTTCAAGAAGAGGACGCCACCTTGTTGGTAGGTCACTGGTGTACCGTCAGGCAACTGCGGGGCAGCGCCGAAACCGTACAACACGGGCTCTTCGTGGTAGTTACGTGGAATGCCGTCTTCTTCGCGGAACACACGGCTCCACTCGTCGGCACGTTGGTCATAGACTCCGTCGAAGCACTCATTCAAGATGGGTTCAACAATCGAACGAAAGTCCGTACTGCGCATTGGTGCGGCCATTTTTTACTCCTTGGCTATTTAAGCAATCGCGGTGACAGCACCGAAGAATTGCGAGTTAGAGTTCACGACACGCACGATGGTGAAAGCGTCGCCCCAGTCGTTGCCCGGATAAGGAGCAACATCAACAACACGCATCTGACCTTGTGAGCCATTGCCGACGGCAGTTGCAGAGCCAAGAGTGGCTTGCGACAGACCAGTCACAGCGGAACCAGCGGTCACGTTGGTGAAGTTGTACTCATTGCCGATGGAGGTTTGAGCCATCGAGCCGTCAGCTTGGATTTCATAAACGATGTTTTGGTCGTTGTAGAAATAAGCGACGCAAGTACCTGCGGTGTACGCAGTGTTTGCAGGCCAGTAGTTCGACACACGGGCGCGGCCAGTGGTGTCAGTCCACTGCACGCCAGCGAAAGCGCCAGACCATGCACCAGTGGTGCCTGCGGGGATGATGGTACCGAGGGTACCGCTGTTTGCGGTCGTGCCGTACTGGACGGGTTGACCCTTCAGAATGTTCGAGCTATAGCCCGAAACGATGCCGCCAGCCAGCGCCTGAGCGCGATCCAAACCAGAAGGATGGAACGCAGGACGCAAGCCAAACGGAGCAGAGGTTGCACTCATAATTAACTCCTTTGTTAACCCGAAAATACGGGCGTTCGGTTGGGTTGCTGTTCAATAGAGCCAATACCTTCACCCTCGACGTTCACAAGCGACCGTCCGTTGCTGTCACGCTGACCTTGGAGGTTCTCCACTTGGACACGAATCTTCTCAGCCTCTTCACGTGGTTTGTCGTGATGGTGAAAAGCCATGACCTCTTGGTAAATGTCCATGGGCAACTTGAACAGCAACATCTCGTTGCATGAGATGTATCCAACATGCTCACCTGACTTCACCTTGAAGTCTTCATAGCCGGGCAACTCATCCGCTTTCACGGGAACGTAGCCCAAGCGAATCCGCTTGTCGATGCTGTCGTAGCTGTTGGTTGTCGAAAGCCAGCAAAGGTGCCACCCGTCCATGTCGGGCAGTTTTGGCAATGCTGATTGCGTCCATTCCTCACTCCACATCTTGCGACGTTCCTGATTTGAAATGAACTTATCCTCGGGTGCTCGGCGACTTGCGTCCTCGCTTGCGCGATCATTGCGGCCACCAGCATTGAGAGATTTTTTGAGACGTGATTCCATGATGTTTTCCCCTTAGATTTAGTTGCGGCGACCGTTTTGACGGTCGAATTCAATAAACTGCTTGACCATTCGTGCTTTGCGCTCAGGATTGTCCCAAGCACCCACTTCTTTCATCGCCTTCACACGTTCGGGCGACAAAACAAATTGGGTGCGGTTGGAACCACCATAAGCCGCTGAAGCCTCGCGTCCTGCACTTCCCACAACATTCCTTGGTCGTCTGACATCACGGGTATCCGTGTCATTGGAATCATTGTAACGGTGTGGCAACTCTCTTTGCAAACGGCTATCTAACTCGTCCCAGTAATCGGGATCGGTCGGATTCCAGCCTTGAGTTGACATCACCTCATCGATCTTTTTGGCGATGCGGCTATCGGGGTCTGTAGCCGCCGGGTTGTACCATTTATTGCGGCGCATCCACTGTGCAGCCAGCTTCTGAACCTGTGGATCAGGCAGGTCAGTGTTGTCCTGTTGAGGACGACGCAATTCTTGGTCAGCCTGCTGGCGCAGGGTCGTCAAATTGCGTGCTTCTTCTTGTGCGGCCTGCCACATGGTCTGTGCTTCGACCATCGCCTCGCCATCGCCGTTCTGAGTGGCCTCAGCCAGCTTCATTTTGGCGTATTCAAGGCGCGTTTGAGCGTCTTCAATGCCCTTGTCGATGCGAACCAAGTGCTCGGACTTGGTATTGCGCTCCAACTGGCTCAAACGGCGCTTGAATTCCTCGTTTTCACGCTGGAGTTGAGTGAGTCGGGCGTCCTTTTCCTGATTTGTCTTGCGAATCAGGTCTTTTTTTGCCCGGCGACGGCCACGTTTTGCTGCGCGCAGTTCAGCGTCGTCGTCTGGATGGTCTGCATCTTCGTCATTGACGCTGCCACCATCGGCTTTGGAGCCTTGTTGGTCGTCATTTGGGACGCCATCAAGCATGTTTTCAGGCAAATCGACCACTGCGGAGCCATCTTGCTCCTCCATGATCGCAATATCGTCCTGTTTGTCGTTCGGATCAGCCATTGTTCCCTCCTGTTAGACGTAGGCTTTGAAAGAAAGTGGGTTGCCCGTGACAGTGGCGATCAACTCGTGATCGTTCAGCGTCATGAACAGCACCGGGTCTTCGTTCTCTTCATCGGCTGGGCTCTTGATTTCCCAGCGATCACCGCCCCACTTAGGGACTCGAACGAAATCGCCCACCTGTGCCCACGCGCCTTCAGGCCACGAAGCCATGGTGTCACGATTTTTGTACGCCAGTGGGCCAACAGCCACGACCTTGCCGATCATGTTGTTCCACTTCTCGTTCTCTTTGGTCTCTTCGACCAGAACGATGCGTCCTGTTTTCTTTTTGATGCGCCGCAGTTGCACGATTACTCGTCCACCTAGCGGTGCCATCCCCGGCTTCACGTCAGGGAAAGCCCACGCCAACTCTTGCGGATCGGGCGTGTCGTCCGTTGCCTCGAAGGCCACGATCTTTTTCACTTCACTCATCATCAACTCCTAACACCATATTTCAGGTGCATCGTTATGCGCTTGGTCAGCGCGGTCTCACCCCGGAGTGGGGCTATCAATCTCTGTTTTTATCTTCATCCAACATATTGTCGATCATGTCCAAGGTAGATTGCAGTCCTTGATACTCGCCGACCATGCGTTGGTAGCCATCCCAAGATGCAGGCACCCCTTGTGCAAGGGACACATGAATCTCGGCTTGGCGTATTTTGATCCGATGGATCAGTGCTTCAAGCATTTGACTTCTTGGCACCAGACAGGCCACCGCTGCGCTTGGCAGGCTTGCTGTTGCCTCCCTTGCTTTGCATGGACTGGCCATCTAGCTTCTCACCCATTGCGAGACGCTTGTGCTGAGGCACGTTAATGCCCTTTTGTTCTTGATCAGACGTTGCCATTTGGTTCTCCTTGAGTTGGCATTGAAGGTTCGGCAGGTGCCGATGGTAGTTGAGCAGGAGCCATCTGTTGGATGGTCTGATGCGTCAATTTCGAATTCTCGATTGCAATCTTGGTTTGATTGTCATCGATGTGCTCTTGCATGTCCTTCTGCAAGCGATCCCTAGCCAACTGGATGTCGGCTTGATCCTTGGCTGTCTTGCGCTGTGTCTCGGCCATGTTGGTGTCCTTGACCACTTGGGCGTCAGGCGGCAGCACTTGCGGTGCGTTCTTGCGCTGCTGGGCCATCTGGATGAGTTGCGCCAGAGCCTGCTGGAACTGGCCAAACACCTGCTGGGTGTCGAGCATGACGTGCGCGCCCACGGTGGTGTACACCTTGTCGATGGTGGCCGTGAGTGCTGGATCGTCGTAGTCGTCCACAGGCTTGCCCACAGAGTCCTCCACGTAGCCGTTCGAGCGGTTGAGGTACCACAGCGTCATGTGCTGCTTCAAGTGCTCGATCAGGTTGTTGAGGTAGTTCGGGTCTGCAAATGGCGACTGGCCCAAGAACGGGTTGAGCGCGAATTGCAGGTGATCCTGAATGTGCGCGATGTGATCCTGTTGCAGGTACGCATAGGCTGGTTGGCCAATGAGCAATGCAGCGTTCTCGTCGGCCGATGTGCGCTGCTCTGGGGCTGGCACGTCCTTCATCAACTCGTTGATGTTTGGCACCTTCATTTGCTTGAGCATGCGTGAGAGCACGGCGCTCATGTTGAACTGCTCGGGGTGCTTCTCAGCCAGCGCCAGCACGGCTTGGTTCTGAGCCATGCGCTGGGTCTCACTGAAGATGTGAGGGTCAGACACAGGCACCACGTCGGTGTTCTTCTCGAAGTCGTCGCGTGTGATTTCCAACTCGGCAACCACGTCGCCCTTCTTCATCTCCTCGAAGTGCCAGCGGTTCAGGCGGCACAGAATCTTCAGCACACGGGCCTGCGAGTCGTGCATGCGTGCGTGGATCGACGAGAACACCGCAGCGCCCTGCTCGATCAATGCCTGCGTGGTGCCCACGGGCGCGTTGCTGGTGATGTCGGCGATCTTCTCTTCGCTGGTGGTGACCACGCCCTTGGCTGCTGTGTCCAGCCAGCCCAGCAATTGGAACAGCACGGGGCTGGGCGGGTTGAATGGCATGGGCATGGCGATCTGGCGAATGTCCTGCACGCCGGGTGCGCCCTCGATCTCAATGATCTGGGTGACATCGACCTGTTGAGACTGGCCACTGATTTTCGCGCCCTTCAACTTCAGCATGGTGGCCGAGTTGTTGATGTGCGCAGTGTCCAGCAAGGCACGCAGAGCGCCCGTCAAGGCCGCGCTGAGGCCACCGATGAGGTGAGGTAGGCCAATGGCATATGCGCCCCTCCATGGGATGAATTTGAACTCCACGACCCAGTCCAGCTTGGTCATGGTCTTATCTTGCTCTTCCCAGTTGCGGTACAGGCCCACCACTTGGTTGTCGAGTTCATCGACCATCAAGATGTACGGGGCCATCTCGCCCTTGGTCTTCTTGTCGTCCTCGAGTTCGAGGTAGCAGTAGATGTGGTAGACCTTGCGCAGGCCATCCTTGTTGTCTTCGAACTGCTTGCCCTCGACCTTGTTGTTGGCCTGCTCGACTTTATTCTGATCCAGCGTGCCCGAGGCTTTGATGTAGTTCACGTCGCGGTACATGCCAGTGCGGATGCGGCGCTCGAACTCGTACTGGGTGATCTCGTGGACTTCGGCCGCACGCTGGGCCGTGTAGAAGTTGGTGGCGGCGAACGGCAGGATCACACGGTCGATGGGCAGGAACTCCACGCAAGGGCGCTTCTTCTGCTCGTCGAACCACAGTTTGAAGTACTGCGATCCACCCAGTGGCAACTGCGTGAGCAACTGCTCTTGCTCGTCCTTGAACTCTTCGATCTGTTCGGTGATCTGCCAATTGAGGTAATCACGCTTGCGCTCTGACTTGGCCGCTTTAAGGTCGTCCATCTTGCCAAGAATCTTGGTCTTGACGGGGCCGTCAGGCGGGAACATCTCTTTGATGGCGCGGCTGGCAAAGTCCACGCAGCCCTCAGCCATGGCCGGGTGAACCACCTTGCTGGCACCCATGAACGTGGCACCACCGGGGGCGTCGTTGCCCATGCCAGTGCGACGTATGCCCTCCTCGTACTGCTTGTCGCGCAGTGACCGCGCTTCCTTGTCAGTCTCGAGCAAGTCAAGGTAGCGGAAAGCCAGATTGGTCAGTTCGCTGGGGTCAATGACGTCTGCGAGGTTGTCGTAGAACTCAGGGTTGAACTCGGGGCCGTCCTCGATGGTGACGATGGCCGAGCCATCCGGCTGCTCCTCGGTCTCCAAATCAGGCAGGTCTACAACAGCACTGCCGTCTTCTTGCTCTTCAATGTCGAAGTCGTTTGGATTTTGTTCGGACATCATTTAGCCTTTTTGTTCATCATCATTTCGTAGCGCATTGTCCCAGCATTCTTGTGGACGACAACGGCCTTTTTCGGAGCGACGTGCTTGTGCTCATCGTCACCGTGGCGCATGGTCAGGTGACGCTGGGCCATGCCATTCTGTTCGGGGAATGCATGGAAGTCATCATGCCCCATTGCTGGGTGACGGCCAACTTGGCCACCCTCAGCGTAGAACTTGATTGCTTGCGGTGCGCGGTACTCTTTGCCAGCGGCCTTGATCTGATCTTCTGGCTTGTCAATCTCGTACTCGCCATTGTTCTTTTGCGCGTGCTCGATGTGCTTTTGGTTCACGTTGTGAGTGAACGATGTCTCGTGGCCAATGTTGCTGGTGGACTCAGTGGGCGTGGTCATCAAGATGTGACCAGCGTCCTTGCCGTTCTTGGTCTTGAAGCGATCCTTGGGCAGGAACTCTGTGTCTTTGAAACGTGAGTCGGTCGGGATCATGTGATCCACGGTCTGCATTTCTCCGGTTTTCTTGTTCTTCTTGCGAATGGGCACGTTCACCAAGCGTGGGTGCAGGATGTGCTGGCGCTGGTAGTCGTAGCGTTTGCCGTCAACGGTCGTGTGGCCGTAGTGGGAGTTTTCCTCGGAGGTCTTGCGGCCGGAGCCGTTGAAGTGGCCTTCTGGGCCTTCTGCCTTCTCTTCTTCGGTCAACTCGTGTTCGGCACGGCCTGTCGTCCAGTACTTAGCGTGCGTGATGTGCTCCTCCATCTTCTTGGCCATGGGAGAGCCGCGCTTCACGTCGGTGACCATGTACGAGCCCTTGGGCGGTGTCTTGTTGCCCTGCTCGTTTGTGAAGTCGCCCTTGTTGTCGGCAGCATGGATGGTGTTGCGCACACGTGCCTTGTCGCGGCCGATGTTCTCGCTGATCTCCTGACCCTTCTTGACCTTGGGGCCAACGTTGGAGTGAGTCACGTGATAGCCGTTCTCGGGGTCGTGCAACTCGTTGGTCTTGCCGTATGAGTTGGCAATGATGTCAGGCTTGTCTTCGGCTCTGCGCTGCTCGTTCAAGTGACGGATGGCGTGGCGTGAGGACACGTCGGTCTCGTCCACCACGTTCGGACGGAACAGCAGGCGCTGGTTGTTCTTGTCTGCCTTCTTGGCTGCTTCGCGCATCGATCCTGTGTGGGCCAGAATCCAGTCGCGTGTCATGGCTGGGTCGTGTTTGGCCTGCTCGTGTGTTGCGCGGCGCACGGCAGCATGCACGTACTGCGACTCAGCGTTGGGCGCGAAGCATGTGCCCCTGCTGGTGTCCACAACGCCCTTAGCGTCCTTGCCACCACCGCAGCCCTCGGTCTGGCCGGGGCAGGTGTTGATGACGTGGTACTTCATGTTGTCGCCATGGCCAGACGTGTACAGCGCATGGCCTGCTACACCCTTGGATGCAAAGCCCACGTGTGTGCGGCCTTGCTCGTCGGTCTCGTGGCGCACGGTGTCCAGCTTCTCTGACTCGTCCAGCGTGTTGTTCTTGGCACCCAAGTGCTTGGCGTCACGCAGGCGTTGCGTCGCTTCTTTCTCAGCCGCCAGTTGCTCTTTGGGTGACTTGGCAAAGTGCTCTGCCAGTGTGTCTTTGTGAATCTTGCCGATTTGGCCAAGGCTCAATGGGTCGCGGTTTTCGGAACCATACACATCGGCACGTGCCTTGTTGATGTCCTTGAGGCCGGGCACCACAACTTTCTTGCCCTTCTTGTTGACCCAGCTACGGCCGTGAAGCATGTGATGAGGGATCACAATGCCAGTCACACCGCCGGGGCCTTCAGCCTTGATCGTGATGCGCTTGGATGGGGCTGGTGTCGGCTCTTCGTCGTCGTCGCCTGCGTCTGCTGCTGGCGCTTTCTTTGCAGCCAACTCGGCCTTCATGTCTTCCACCGACTTAGCCGATCCACCCTTGGCCATCCTCTGGCCACCACCCAGAGCGGCCATGGTCTGCCCTTGGGGCGTCATGGTCAGCATGTTGCCTGCGGGTGGCGTGGGGCCTTGTGGGGCGTTGGGAGGCGCTCCAGCAGGCAGGCCACCGGGCGCGCCGGGAGCACCGGGTGCTGCACCTTGCGGGGGCTGGGGAAGTGTGGGCATCAGTTGCTGGCCACCTTGCTGTTGGCTCATGTCGATGCCGCCGATGGGCATGCCACTTGGTGTGGCCACGCCGCCGGGGCTAGGCATGCCGATGTTGCTGGTCTCTGGCGGGAAGAAGTGCTTGGGCGACATGTTCGGTGCCTCGTTCACTCCCACGTTCTTCAGGTCAACGCTGCTGCTCTTTTGGGCCAGCGCCATTCTCATTTGGGCCAGTGATGGGGTCACATTGCCTCCCTTTGCTTTTTTGATTACGTGTGAGTCCTTGCCGTACTTCTCAGCAACGTGATAGCCGTCATGGCCAGCTTGCTTGATGGCGGCTTGGATTCGCGGGTCTTCGATGTGCTTCCAGTTGCCAGTGGCCAGTGTGTTTGCCAAGTGCTTGGCCACATCGGGAATCTTGCTGAAGTCCTTGTGCTTGGCGGCGATGTCGGCCACCTTCTCGACGTGGTCTTCGTTCTCGTAGTCAAACGGATTGCTGATCTCTTTGTCTTTGGTGTAGTTCACGTGCTCCTCGGCTTTCCATTCATCCGGGGCCACGGTGCCACCCTTTGCAAAACCGAACTCCTTCTTCTTGAAGGGCTGGTCGCGGGGCAGGTCGGCCATGCCAGCAGACTTGTTGATGCGGGACACCTCGGCGTCCGACAGCACCTTGTTGACCTTCATCGATCCACCAATCAGCCAGTTGCCTGTCATGTTGGGGTTCGTCTTGTAGCGGTAGTGGCCACCCTTGGGTATCTGGTCGGTGATGTGAGCCTTGACGGGCACCACCTTGCCCTGTGCATTGGTGCCGCGCTTGGTGGCCTCTGACTGCCAGTCCACGTCGTCTGGCATCTCCACCTCGGCCCATGCGTGGTTGGCAGGGCGGCGGTCGGGCGCGGTCTTCGATGGGTGCGACTTCTCGCCGATGTGGGTGGCGATGGGCAGGTCACCAGCATGCCAGCCGGGACGGTATGCAAGGTCGCCGATCTTGGACTTAACCTTGTTGCCACGCATCTCGCCTTCCTTGGCGTCCACCCACTTGTTCATCTCCACAGGCGTGTTGGAGTCCACAAACAGCGGGAACAGCTTGCCCGGATGCTCGGGATGCACTCGGAACAATTTGTATGCCTTGACCGTCTTTTTTGGTTCTGCCATGTTCGCCCTCAATGAATAGATGAATTATGCCGTCAGGTCAAGCGTTTGGGCAATCAGGGCAGCGGCCATCACTCTGACACACACCCAGTTCCTTGCATGACCTTGGCGTTGCGCTCTCTGATCCATTCGCGCAGTTGCTGCACAGCCTGCTGCTCGGAGACCTCGGCCGTGGGGCTGGCGAGGACTTCGTATCGGTTCTTGCACACAGTAGTGCGCACACCGTCCTGTTGGGTGATTCGCTCATAGTCTGGGCCTACCTTGCTGTAATAGAAATTCTCTTCTGACATGTTCTTGCTCCTCTGTTGATGCTAATCTGTTTAGTACGGGTTTCTACTTACTAATCCCTTTAGTATGGTCATGCCCCATACGGATTCTCCCGGCCGCGCATGTTGAATATCTCTGCGTCGGTGATGTCCTCTTCCTCGATCTCGTCCCTGCGGGAGAAGTCGATGCTGATCCACCCAGCGTCACGCAGGTACCGCAATCCTTGGCTGATGCAGTCCACGAACTCGTCATGCACCGTGCCCTCGGGGAACGAGCAGATTTGGCTGATCATGCCCTCTGCCCAGTCCTTGACGTAGCCCTTGCGCACGCTGCTCTCAGGCACCCACACGCGCCCTGCCTTGATGATGTTGGCAACGATGGACAGGCGCTGCACCTTGTCGGCCCTGCCGGGGTTGTAGGCGATCACGGGAAGGTGGGCCTGCTGTAAGTCTTGGATAAGGGAGATGCCAGCGCTCTTGTCCTCCACGAGGATCACGTCCACCAGCTTGCGGGTCTTGCCCTCACCGTAGACCGTCTCGAACTCGTCGATCACCTTGGGGCGCAGTTGCGGGTACTGAAGGTGGTCTTGCCAGCAGTCCAGCACCATGACGCACATGCCGCCGTCCTCGGGCTTGAACACGCCCAGCGTGATGCACCCAGTCGGGTCGTTGATGGTCTTGTCGCTGGTGGCGCAGTCGTAGGACTGGAGCACGTACTCGAGCCGGGGGAAGGCCTTGCCGTCGGGCCAGAGCCGGAACCACTCGCGCTTGACGATGCCGCCCTCCTCCGGGTCAATGATCTCAGCGTGAATCTCCTGCCGCCCGAGGTTGGTGCCCTCGTACTGCAAAATCTGCTTCTGGAAGGACTTGGCCAAGTTGGCGATGTTGCTGTACGTGCTGGCGCGGGTGATCACCACGTCGTCGCCCTCACGCTCGATCAACTCCATCACCACGTCCTTTGGCTTGGGCGTGGTCGAGCAAATCAGCTTGGTGCGGTTGCCCAGACGGATGCCGAACTGGATCATGTCCCACGACTCGCGCAGGTACTCCCATGCGGCCAACTCGTCCAGCCAGCCCCCATGGAACTGTGGCCCCCGGAAGCGCTCAGGCTCGGACGCCGGGATACCCTTGATCAGGCTCCCATTGATCAGCGTGATCTCGTGCAGGCTGCTGTTGTACTTGGCCACCAACTCAGGCGGGATAACCTTCAGCAGGCCTGAGTCGCCCTCGAAACAGGTGCTCTTCAAGTCGCCACTGGTGGGCGCGGAGACCAGCCAGCGGGTGTTGGGCTGCTCCCATGCCCACCATGCCAGAGTTTCAGCGGCTGCACGGGTCTTTCCGGCCCCTCGGCCAGCCAGCATGAGCCAGATGCTCCACCAGTCGCCTATGGGCTCGATCTGGTGCTTGTGGGCCTTGACCTCGAGCCACTCCATCTGCCAGTTGGTGACGATCTGGGCGATGGGCGTGAGTTTGGTGTACTCCTCGTCGAGGTACTCCGTGTCTTCGAGAATGGCGTCGGCCGTGCTCATTCTTCGGTCTGGCGCTTCAGCTTGATGGCCTTGAGCAGGTCACCGAACACATTGAGGTTGTGCTCGACCACCACCGGGGATTCGTCGTCTCCACCATGGGTGACACGGTCGCCGTACTTCTTGGGGCGCTGCTTGGCTGCATTCCACTTCCGGGCATCGATGCGCTGCTTCTGCCACGCGATGTAGGCGCTATCCAGCTTGATGTCCACCACGTTGCCGTCCTTGTCGTACACCGGGACGGTCTCAGGCGTCTCGTCAGCAATGGCCACGATCTGGTCGGCGTGGGTCTCGGCCTGCTCCTCACGCGCACGCACGTATGCCTCCTGAAACTCGGGGTGGCGGTTCAACCAGACGTATATCTGGCTCTGTGCTGGCATCCCCTCATCCTTACAGATTGATGCCAGTCCTTCCCCTAGTGACAGCCTCCTGCATATCTCCTCTACGAGTTCGGGGCAGTACTTGGTTGGTCTGCCACCCTTGTTCTTTGGCGCGGCGGGGAGGTTCTCATCCTGTGCGCGCTTCTCGTACACACCGGGTGATGTGATCTTCTCTTCCCTTGTTGCGGGTCTCGTCTTCTTGTCGGTCATATTCCAGTCCTTTGTCGCGCAATCGTTTCAGCGCATAACTGGAAGTTT